TATACATTTCAGGGTTAGAGAATACTTCTTGTTGCATAGTGGCATTACCAGCAACTCTAGCAGCTACTTGCTTATTAGTCTGTCTATCTTGTAGCAGGGTAGCATTAGCTTTAACAGCTTGCTCCATAGACAGTGGATTACCACTGGAATCAGTGAGGATACCACCAGCATCATTTACTTCTTTATACGCAGCCTTAAGTGCAACCTCTTGATTAGCTGCTTGGCTCTTAGCCGCAGCAGTTAGGGTAGCCTGCCTCTCATTCTCTAACATGATGTTACCAGCATGTGTACCAAGGGCTTCATTCTGTGCAGTAATGAACTCAGCACTACGTCCTGGCATTAAGGTAATACCCTTACGAGTAATGTCAGATACCCTAGCTCTCATCTCAGCTTCAGTAATATTGCCATTAGCCTTAGCCCTCTGCAACTTAGCTAACTTAGTCTTAGCATCATTAATAGCACCCATCTCCCCCTCTGTCATAGTAGGGGGTTGGAAACCCTCACCACCATACAGTACTGCGTCATCAGCAGTAATAAGAGCATCATTAGCTTGCTTAATCTGGGCATCTAAGGTCACTGCATCAGCAGCTTGGTTAGTGTATGCCTCAACTACATCAGTAATCTCCCCACTAGTCTGTGCTACATCCTTAGCTACCTTATACTCAAAGGCTTGTGCTCCTGCACTAGCTAATAGACCAGCAAAGGCTTCCTTACCTACATCTCTAGCCCCCTGCTGCACATACATATCAGCACCAGACACAGCACTGGGACGATCTAAGCTAAACATACTACTTTTAGTCTTCTCAGCCATTACTTAAACCCCATGTCCATTAGTTCCAAGATCTTGTCCTTGTTTTGCTGTGGCATTGCAGACCCCTGTATTGTATTAGATAGTTCTTCTTTTGTGCTGTCACCTGCACCAGACATGTTTATAACAAATGTGGTTAGATTCTGTTCAGTAGTTTCTAATGAATATGTCTCTAATTTAACCAACTCTTTTTGTACCATAGGCAAAAGCTCTGGCCCCATGAGGGCTTCAGCAGCTTTGATCTGCTCAACCACCCTAAAGAATCCATTCCTATCATGTGGATACATTATCCTCTGTTTAGCATAGGCATCATGAATCATCTTAGCTGCATCCTTAGCATCTTGATTCATGGTTCCCATCTTACGAGCAGTATTCCATACAGCTTCCTCTGAGTATGTCTGTAATCCAAACAACTTACCCATAGCCTCTGCATGAGTAGCATCTACGATGGCATCACCATGAGTAGAGACCAACACCCCTGAGTTCATAGCTATACGGTACTTAAGACCATCACTGATGCCAGATGCTAGGCTACCTACTGCTACCAAAGAGGAGATTAACTTCTCTTTAGTATCTATTTCAGGTAATGCAGTGATTACTTTGATATCCTCGTACACCGTCTTGAATCTACCAAAGGCATGGAAGGATGGCCCCATTAATGCAGACACTTCACCATCTAATAGGTGTGTTAGTATCTCTGCACCGGGGATAATCTTATCACCAATAGGCGACCAGCTATCTGAGAACTTAATGTTAGTACCATCATCCTTATCATCTGACATTGTTCTTAAGAACGAATTCATGGCTGTATCCAACACACCACCCTTGATACGAATGATCTGATCAGTAGTTAGATCAGTACCATACTCATCCAGTATCTTGGTAATGAGACTATCCATACCAACACCAACACCACCAAACATGACAAGGTTCATTGCTGCCAATCTAGCCTTTTCAGACCCCAAGTATCCATACTTAGAAGTAGAGGATAAGGTTCTGCTACCCCCCAACCCTTCTGATAGTACTGACAGAAACGCCTTATGGGGGACTGACATGAACTGTAAGGGGATAGACAGCATACCCTGTTGGTACTTAAAAGATCCCGGCTGATTCATGGCATAGGACAATGCCCTACCATCTGCATCAATGACATCTAAGTATTGCTTATCTGCCCACTTACTAGCAATCTCTGGGTTAGCCTTCATCCAACGATGTCTAGCAGTTAGCCAACTACCAGTTAAGTTGATGAATTCACCAGTATCAAAACCCGCCTGCTTGGAGATGTCCCTGATACCACGAGGTACTGCTAATGCAGCGTCTGCTGCTCGTTTAATAGGAGTATCCAAGTGACTCTTGTGAATGTCTTTGACGATACCCTCTACATAGATATGACTATCAATACTATAGGGTAGGCCTGACCTATCCAAGTATGCCTTAGCAATGTTAGAGTACTCTGCTTCAGTAACACCAAAGAGTTTAGCCCCTATCTTATTAGATCCAGCAGTTAGCTTTGCATTGCCCCAAGTAGTACGGGATAGGGACAGGGCTAACAATTCTTTAGGTGCTTGACCACTAAGTAGATACATAGGATTCACAGCAGCCAACTGGAGTAGCTGAGTAGGCTGTATGTACAACTGACGTAATGGTCTAAGAGCAATGAAGAGGTTGCTAGGCACACTACGAATAGCATTAACAGGGGATATGTCAGCTAAGTTGCGAACAGCTTTAGCTGCAAACATACTACCACCCTCTAATGTCTCAGCAGCAGCTAGAATAAAACTCTTCCATCGTATGTCAGACACAGAAGCAACAGAGTGCATCATCCCCAACTGCTCATGTATTGTTCTAGCAGCAGCGTAGGCTGCATCATCAGCTAACAATGCCCTAGATACATCCTCAAACTTAGATGGATACACACCATTACTAGCATGACCAAATGTCTTAACCCACCTAGCCTTTGAGCTAGTAAGGAAGTCATCCATAGCTACATACTTAGACATAGTACGAATGTTCCTAAACAGGGACTCCATAGGATCTTCAATGGTAGCCAGTGAGTGGTCTATGTCACCATCAAGATGCTCCTTACGACCCTTAGCTGCATTTACATAGCTCTGTCGTAGCTTGAGGTCACGAACATCAGCATCACCAATCTCATTAGCAAGTCGGACATTGTAATAGTACCCCTCTTCTACTGGCAATTGTGCAGCTTTAGCTTGTAGTTGCTTACGACTACTCCCAGCAGCAAGAGCACTGCCATACTTAGCTTCTAGTACAGCAGGGTCTGTAATTAACTTACCATCCACACCTAGTTTAATGGGAACTTTATCAAGGAAGTAGTGCTCCTTGTAGGATCTCTGGAAGTATCCCTTAATGTATGGTAATGGGTTAGCTGGCAAGCTAGACAGAGAGATGCCTTTGTTGTCAATGATTACATGGGTAGTCCTGTTGCCAGCAGTCTTGATACCAGACTGTAACTTGCCTATCTGACCACCACCTGCATAGATTTCATCCAGAAGCTCTTTAGTGGCAGGCACTACAGCCTTCTTCACAGTATCATAAACTTCAGTTATGTTCTTAAGATCAATTCTGGCTAGGGGTTTAACGAACTGCCTACCTAGATCTAGACCTAATCCCTTAATCTCTTTCATACCCTCTGCAACTAAAGACTTGCGGAAGGTTCTGTTAGTCTGCATCCATGCTACATCCTGCACCCTACGGTAAGTATAGTATGCTTGGATCTCTTTGTTATCCATACCATACTTAGTAGCTAGCTCAGTAGCAGTCCAGATGTTACCATCCCCTACTGCACCCTCTTCAAGAGCAGTGAACAACTTAGCATTGCCTTTACGAGAGAGCTTGGATACATCCCTACGAACCTCATCTAGCAATCTCTTCTCTACAGCAGTACCAGAGTCTGCTGCCTTAAGAGCAGCCCTAGCCCACCATTGTGGTAGTCTTGCAGTAATGTCCTGCATGTACCCAGCCCACCGCCCTTGGGATATGGAAGCAATACCATCAGAACCTAGTGCAGCAGAATCTCTAGCATCAAAGGGTCTAGTAAACTTACGACCTACATAGTAGTTACCCTCGAATTCTCCCCTCTTACTGGGGAGGGGCACACGATTACCGGAGATAAGATCCTTACCAGAGATAGCTACCTCAGTGAGTTCATCATTAGCCCCACGTTCATACAATACTAGCTCTTCTGCTGGTATGTTATTCTCTATTGCTCGTGCTACAGCACTCTTAGCAGACACAAATCCATTCTCTGCGTCCTTACCATAGATACCAATACCACTAATAGATTCACCATCAGTAGTAACAGTAATACCGGGGATCTTACCCCCATCTGGGGTATAGACAGACTTATTAACATGGAGATACAGACCATCAACAGCCTTCAGGTTGGCCACAGCAGCATTAACAGCAGCCTGCTTCTCTACTGTCTGGTAGTTAATACCAGCAGTGTCTAAGGTAGCTCTCAGATCTGTGTATAGGTCGTCAATCTCTTGTATACGGTCAATAACATCAGCAGGTAGGTCATTGATTACCTCCTCTGGCATCTTAGGAAGGATGTGCTCTGCTGCAATCTCAACCTTCTTAGCACCAAGAGCTTTAGCTAACTCCCCACTTTGATCAGTCATAGCAGTAGCAGCTAAGTTAGCAGACTCAGTTTTACTAACTGTACCTGCTGTCTTTATAACAGATGCTGGATGTACCTTCATTGTCAAAGCACCAGCTTTAAGCAACTTGCCTACAGGAGCTAACACTATAGTGCTATCTAAGATACCTACGGCATTATCAATCCATCTTTCCCAATCAGCATACTCACCTGACTCAGCAAAGACATTAAGATAGATCATCTTCTTAAAGTCCCCACCGGGGAGGGCACTGATAGCCTCAATCATCTTAGTGGTGAATTCCTTTCTCTTCTCAAAGGGCATAGCAGCTATACCATCACGAAGAGCTTTCTTATTCTCCCCCATAAGAACCATACTAAGGGCTTTACCCCCAGCACCTTGATCATCTAGCACAGTGTCTCGTAAAGAGTTAACCATTGCCTGATCTAAGAAGGGTACTACTAACTCCAACACACCAGCAAACCCAGCAGAAATGGAAGGATCAAACTGGACAGCAGCACCATTGATTAGCTGGGCCTTCACACCCTCCCATTGAATCCTCTCATCTAAGCCAGATAAGTCTATTGGTTTGCCTTTAACTTCTGCTTGTACCAGTTCATTGGCAGCTAGAGTGTTGATGTACTCCTGCCGTAGATCTATTACATCCCCCTTACGTGCAATGAACCGCTCTACAACAGACTTCTTAACATCCATAGAGATACTAGGATCACCCAGTACAGATGTTACAGCAGCAACATCTAGTTGCTTGGACATCTTAGTAATATTATTGTATGCCTGTGAGAGTTCATTACTACCCCCAGTAGTAATAAGATCATTTGACATCCTATCAAACTGGGCCTTTGCTTCTGTAGGATCTGGAGTAATGCCAGTACTATGGTTAATAGTAGAGGCATAATAAGACTCCTCTATTAAAGCAGTGTCTCTGATAGTAGGTTGTTTGTTCTCATCATTCTTATCTAAGAAGTCCTCAGGATTAGCAGGTGCAGCTTCTGCATCTAAGAACTCTGCTGATTGATCAATACTATCCATCTCTGTATCAGAGATAGCATTGAATGCCTTATCAGTAGCAACCCCTTGGGTTACATTACGAGTAGCAGCACTAGCATCCTCATAAGGAAGTCCCTGTGCTTTAGCTTCTTCTGGAGTAATACCAATAGCCATTAACCATTTCCTTTATCAGCGATAGTCTTAAAACCACCAGCAGAGGAGAAGATACTAGACCCTAGACCCCCAACAGCACCAAAGATACTAGCAGTAGACTGAGCACTTGCAGCATCCTGATTGAATGCAGAGGCTTGACTAGACATGGCTTGTAGTTGTTGACTAGTGGCTAACTCAGATGCTAGGCCAGTTGCCTGCCCTGCAATCGCACCAGCAATACCAGAACTACCTCCTGCACCACTAGTAGAAGCTGCTTGCTCTGCACCAGCCCTCTTAATCCTAGCTTCTCGTACAGCAGCATACCTGCTACGAGCAGACTGGATATCAGCCTGCCTCTGTTGAATCTCCATAGACTTACGTTGTGCCTTACCTGCCTTAGAACTATTGACAGCACTACCCACTGCACCAACACCCGCTGCTACAGCACCCACGGCTGCAATAGTTGCGGCATTGGCTACTACATATGCAGAAATCAATCCACTCATTCTTCTATCCTCGTGCTAAGGAACGCATCTATATAATTCACAGTGACTTCATCACCCATAAGACCACCATTACTACCACCAATATCTTCACAAGCGACAAGATCGACATCCCCATCATCTGACATTACCATCCTTGCATTAGGCAAGGCAGAGTGGTTAGTGTATCTGCCTGCTGGAGTTCTCTTCCCATCTATCCTACCCTTTGCTATAATGTCACCCGCTTTAATGGGGGCAGTAGCAAACAAACCCAACCCATGTAACGTAGATGGTCGTACCATCACTGAGTATGTCCCATCTGGGAAGGGGATCAAGTCTCCTTCATACTCAGCCATCTCCTGTACCTGCTCAGGAGTGAATCCTAAGTACCTACAAGCCTCGTTGTAGTCTTCCCTCTCTAGTTCTATCACCTCACTGTAAAGCTCCCCCAGAGCCTCCTCCTGCTCATACAGAGCAACACTGTCAGTGAAGATGTCCTGCTCAATACTAAGGACATCCTTCTTATCAGTGGAGTAGATGTTAAGCCAGATAGAATCCTCTAGGAATATACCAACCTTCTTACCCGCAGGGGCTACCATCATGTGAGGAGCACTAATAGTTTGCTTAACCCCCTCAGGGGTATAGAAGGTACAGCTACCCTTGAGGACTACATTCATCTGTGCATTCTTCTGCTCTCTACCAGTAGCAAATGTACCCGCTGGTACATGCAACTCTCTGATGTATAGGTTAGGCCCAAAGGTGTGGTACACAGGAGTCTGTGCTTGGGGAGACTTCAGTAAAGCAACCTCGAACTTAACCATCTCCTCTGGAGTATACTCAGATATGTTCTTAAGAACAGAAAGGTTCATGGTGCTTCTCCTGCTATGAATGGAATACTCCAACCCAATAACTCCATGTCCTTGCCAGCCTCCGATGTAATCTGTATAGACAGAGCCTTCCCTCTACCACGAATCTTATTCTTAGTAGTGATGACAGACTGCCCATAGTCAAAGGTATCATCAGCACCTGTAGGTATGTAGTTCCTAAGAAGTCTATATGCTTGGAACTGCGGCCCAATCTTGCCACTATTGGCATGATCAGCAAAGTCCCACTTAGCACTAACTAAACAGCTACTAGGATTGATTGCAGTAAGGGCACCACCCGTATCAATGAACCCCTGCTCAGTCCTTGTGAAGTGAAAGGTTACATACATAGCCTGCTTCCACTTAGAACTATCTCCTACTATCTCGTACCCTGTGACAAGCTCACTAGTGTAGTCTGCACCCGCCGTATTGTAGGTGTACCAGTCAGCAAAGGTGCTACTTCTATAGCTACTGAAAGTAAATAGAAGGTTGCCCGAGGAGTTGGGGAGTATTGTGAGATACTTAGTATAGCCGCTACCCCTAGAGAACTCTCCCCTAGTGACAGCCACATCAACAGCATTTGCTTGCACTAGGACTCCATTAACAACCACAGGGTTAGCAAAGTCTACTACTGTAAAGGTAGGCATGACAGCAAACCCAGCAACATGTGGAGAGTTAGCATCTCCTGATATGTCAGATATGGTATTGGTATAGAAGGCAGTAAGCAGTGTATCAAACACTAACTCTCTATTGTAATTGTGCCTACTTGTGACACCATCATAGCCCACCTCATCATTGTAAAGCCATGTAACCTTCCGAGTCTCACTATCAAAAGATCCCTTAGCAAACTTCCTACCAACAGAGGGTATCGCTGAGTAGTGGCTCTGTATTGTAGTAGCTGAGATGTTCTGTGGACGTAGGTATCCAGAACTCTGGTCATAAGACAGGGTATAGATACCACCAGCAGCCCAGTACAGGATAGTACCCTCCACTTCTACAATACTAGTAGCACTCAAAGCACCAATACTACCAATCTTATTTACTTGATAACCTAATGCAGTAAAGCCTGCATCAGTGTCCCCAAGCAATTCCCATACACCATTCTCTGCAATGATGAGTAATGATCTATCAGTAGCAACCATCTTGAAGATGTTACTAGCCTCAGGTATCTGTATGTATCCACCATCAGTGGCTACAAGATCTGAGATATTCTCTGATGTTGGGTCAGCCTCTTGGTAGCAGTATCCAAGATCATCTACATTAGATACTAACTTAGTAAAGAAGACAAAGCCTGTGTAATCAGGAGACTTAGAGTCTCCATTTGACACATCACTCTGTATACCAGAGTAAAATACTCTACCTGCATATGCAGCAGAAGTAGTAATAGCCCCATTCTCTAAATCTTCTGGTAGACTACTAAAGATTAGATTGTCTGGTGTGAAGTACCCAGTATCTATGTTGATGGAGTATCCACCCTCATAGAAAATCTCATCTTCAATGACGTTATTGTACAAGGAGGCTTGTTCATTACGACTAGCTCCCCTAGAGAACGCATTGATAACCATCCTACCCTTGGGGGCTGGAGTATTACCTGCATAGTTACGAACAATCAACTGGGGTTTGAATACTTCTTCAGCACTCTTACCATACACCTGTAGATCTACATTAGATGGGTACAATCCAGTACCCGGAGCATCACCATCACCACTAGATCCCCCAGTATTAAACTCTTGTATCTTTTCCATGTCCCAACCCTGATTAAGTAGGTTGTATTTATGGACATCTGTTAAAGAAGCGGGTCTTTCTGTGACAGTCTTGTCTTCATAGATACCAAAGAAGTCTCTAATGGAGAATAGGATTAGTTCTGAGGATACAGTGTCTGTATCTTCATCATACACTAGGTAGAATGGCTGAAAGCCCACACCACACACCACTAAGTACCCATTGATACTAGTCAGATCCACTAAATCATCCCCAGAACCTTCTAATGTAAAGGCACTACCCCCATTCTTGAAGTTAGCAGAGAGATCATCGTGGAACATATCAACAAACCACAACTTATTACCCACTTGCACTACACCAAAACGTAGGGTGGACTTGTTATTGATACCATACCAGATATCAAACCCTACAGCAGCAGTATCTAGGGATACATTAGTACTACCTGAGTCTTTTAATAGGTATCCGTTTTCATATTCCATGCCCAGCCTACGTTGAATACTCCCAGTACGGTTCAATAGAAAGTTATCAACCACTTGTGCAGTGTTTTCAGGATATGAAAGAGGGGATGCCTCCGTCATTAAGCCTTTGACAAAGGTAAAGGAGGTTTTAGTACCCGCAGATACCGGCATCTAGGATACTTTGGCCGGTTCTTTGGCCGCTTTCTCATAGCTAGTTACTGCCTGCCAAGCAGCAGACTGAGAAGTGAACATGCCTTGGAATGCTACAGGCAATTCACCACCAGTTGTGAACTGGAGAACATAATGATTGCCTAGAGGGGCTGTAACTACACGCAATTCTTTATTACCGTACTTCATTATTTCTTCCCCTTGCGACCATAGTTAGGATATGAGATGCCACCTTCCAGTCTCCACCTATCTTGTGAGAGTCTGCGTCTTTGTCTAGTGGCTCGTTGTTCTTCTTTAGCATTGGCCGCTTGCTTAAGTGTATTGAATGCTACTGACTTAGCCTCAGACAGTAGGTATGGGAATGCCTTGGATGGCAGGTCTGCTACAAAGGCATCGGACAATGTGAACACAGGCTCTCTATATCCATAGCACTGTACCTTAGCACTCTGTAATGTACTGTCTACCGCAGCATCATAACTATCAAACACTACCACATCATTATCAAATGAGGTGTAGTATGTAGGGGCTGTGTCATTTGTTATTAGTAACAAAACTGAGCTGGGGTCTGTCACTGTAATGACATTCGCCTTGCTGCTATCTCTACGATTCACATACTCCATGAAGGATGCTGGATCTTTATACTCTACAGACTCATACACATCCTTTGTATCTGTAGTAGTCCTCTTGTTATACTTCACCCACTCAATGTATCTAACATTATCTGGGATAGTCATGTGTGTAGGTATAGTGTTGTCACCACTAGCAGTAAGTTGAAGCAACTGCCCTAAGTGGGGCCACTCACCCTCAGTAATGATCTCAAAGAAGGTAGTCTTAACTATCTGTGCTACCTGAAGAGACTCCACACTATCACTAATAGAGTTCACAGTATCACTATCTAAGTCAGATAGGATATCTTGTACTAGTTCTAATAGAGTAAGTTTAGCCATTAGATAGTACCACTAGTGTTCATATCTATGAAGATAGAGGGTGCTGTGATGTCCAGTGTCCCTGTATCAGTTGCAATGAATACCTGACCACCATTAGCCACAAAGGTAGCCAAGCAGAAGATTGGAATACTGACAGTAACTGTGTAGGGCGGTGTCTTGGTCACAGGGTAGTCTATTTCTGTGACTACTATTGTAGGTGCTGCACCACCACCGATGTCTATTTGTATGGATATTGCGGTAGGTGTACCAGTCTTTGCTGTCACTGGTAAATTTACCCTTACGTTGAAACTATCCCCTGCTCTAATGGGGGTAATCTTATCTGAAGTAGCATCCCACAACTCAGCACTACCCCGAATCTCTCTAGGTAAATAGTTACTGTCAGAGGTACTACCAGCACCATTAACACTTAACTTTGCAGGGGTAGTATTGAAAGTTTGGGCAGTTGCATTATCAGCATAGTTACCCCAACCCATTGGGAGGTATACCCACTCACCAGTATCACTACCCCTAGAAATATATACCTTGCCATTGGCAGCAGAGCTTAAGCCCTTAGGCTCATGCCTCTCTCCATCTGGGATTACATCATGCTCAATTGCCAAATTAATTCTCCGAATTAGTAAAGGTCAGGGGGCTACTTCCAGTCTCGGTTTAGCCAAGTCTTTAATCTGTGGCAATTAGCGCACAGAGTTTGTAAGTTGCTCTCACTGTTATCCGTATGATCTCCATCTATATGATCAACATCTAACTGGCAAGTATGGATAGGAACAAACCCACACAACTCACACTCAGACTTTAAACTAGATCGGTAAGGTTTCTTCTTGCAAGGGGAACAGTACAAGTCCCATTTACCATTCCCTTTGTTAGTTGCATAATTATTACAACTAGCATTCTTGCAATTTTGCCTCACTGAAATACACCCCCCTTCCTATTAGTTACCCACTTTCTCAACAACATACTCTACAACAAGGCGAGCCTTGCCAGCAGTGTATGTACCAGTAGCAGCAACAGTGAGCTTACCAGCAGTAGCGCCTACAGAAAGGACACCACCAACTAAAGCACCATCACATACTACAACATCACCCCGAGCATCCATGACAGCCAGTGCTACAGCAGCATCAATACCATCAGCATCAATCTCAACACCAGCAGCAGTGTACAGACCAATGTTGTATGTAGTACCACCAGCAAACGCAGTCAGCACCTCTAAACGAGCAGAGGTAATCTTAGCGTATGCAGGGAGACTAACACCCATAGTGTCTTCGCCAGCTACCGGCAGGTCATCATAATCGAATGTCCATTCAGCAGTCTTAGTAACACCAGTGTCATTACCATACCGGCCATATTTGCCAGTAGTAGTGCGAGGGCCATAGTGTGTAGTAACACCTCGTACAGCAGCAGTTTCAATACCCATTCTAATTCTCCTTAGTATGCAGTTGCAGAAGTGAGGATAACGCCCAGAGTATCAATACGCTGTGCGCCAAAACCAAATCGTGCAGAGGTTTGGAAACGATCTTCCCGCAGTTCTGACTCACGCCAGCCTTCAACAGAAGGTTGACGACGCCATGCTCGCATCATTGGACGAGTGTTATCGTCAGCAATACACATAGCAATGTTAGCTACGTTACCAGCAGCACCAGTAACAGCACCATCATCACGGTCTGTAACACTGGTCAAATCACCAGCAGCAACAGGCAGACGGTTAGACGTATAGATGTCCCAACCAAAGATGTTCTTCAGGAACTTATGCTCACGAGCAAAGCCCTCAGTGATAACACCTTCAAACATTGGGTTGTTAGATACGTTAACCAAGTTGGTAATGCTATTGATAGACAGTTCTACAATAGGATCTACGAACATCACACGACCAGCACCGGGAACATTGGCCTTGTCGAATGCGAACTTCATATAAGCGAAGTCCATCAGTTCCATCTGGAGACTAGCACCACCACCGTAATAACGGTGCTTGATGGAGTTAACCAGATTCAGACCGTTCAGGGTCTGTGCATTGTAACAAGCCTGCAAGAACTTAGTTTCAATATTCTCTTGAATAGCACGAGTTGATTCCATAGCTGAAGCAGCAGAAAGCTGATCAATCTGGGCACCATCTTCACGCAGTTCATCAGACACTGACCAAGCATCACCGATGTAATCAGTGATAGTCAGAGTGACTGAACCAGAGTCAATTGGGTTGAAGCTCATGGCTACGCCTTCCTGTACATCCTGAATGGTACGAGTACCAACAGTCTTTACATTCAGTGTAGTGCCTGAGCCGAAGTCAGATACATCCCGAGTCAAGCCATCAGGCAACATGCCGTCATGCAAGTTCTCAAGGATGAATTGGGAGTACTGTTGCGCTTCAATAAACGCAGTGCTATTGCTAGTATTTTGACCAGCCATGTTTTAATCCTCTATTGATTAGTTGGTTTAGCATTGTGCCAAGCAGATACCATGTCTTTGCTAGAGGCACCGAACTTCACCTTAGCAGATGGTTTGTCTTGGCTATTCATATTAAACACTTCTGTGTTAAAGCTACTGGATGTCTTAGGGGGAAGGTTAGTAACCTTACCCTGTACTCCCATTAACTTAAGTACAGCAGCAGGTGCAGTTGCTGCAAGCTCATTAATCTGTTGCATACTCAAGCCTGCTTCTTTAGCAGTTGAGTAGAACATAGCTTCAGCCTTCTCACCATATACTTCAGCAACCTTGCCTGTAACCGACTTCAGGTTACTAGCATGTACTTCAGCAAGTTGTCGAGCAGTTAGTCTACTATCTACTAACTTCTCTATTTGCGCTAGATCAACAGTATTCCCAGAGGGTTGTTCTGTTCGTTCTGGTGTCTTGCTTTCTAAACGATTCAATACATCTTCAGCAGATTGCCGTCTAGCAACTTCCGCACGTAACTCTTCCATCTCTACTTCAAGCCTAGAGATGTGGTCATTAGCATGTGGTAAGCTCTTCAGAGCAGTCATTACATCAGTGTACTTCTGTCGTCCATCTGCACTCTTAATAGTTGCCAGCAGGTCTGCATAGGCATCAACAGTTTGTACAGGTTCCTGAGCTTGTGCTGTCTCAGTAGCAGCCGGTGCCTTGGTAGACTCCGATTCAAATATACTTGACTGGTCAGTCATGGAATTAACTCTAATAGTTTAATTAACGTTCTCTTACTACCTAGTTGGTCTGCTTGGAAAAACTCCCAAGCCCCCATTTGGTAGTTGTCTTTACTCAGCATAGTCTTATCAACAGTGCGAATATCCTCTTCGAGAATGTTCTTAAGAACAGAAAAGACATCACTACAATTAGCTAACCTCTCCTCCATTCCTTTCTTTTCACTGTCCTTTAGGTGCTTAGTCCAGCGAACTGAAATAGCCCTAGTCACTGTGGGATCACCTCCTGAGGCGGCAGACCGGGTTCCACTGGTGTGGCTTGCTCGACTGCCTGTTGCTCTTGCAAAGATGCTATTAACTGCTGTGTCTCAGCCTGTTCAAAGATGGCAATGTTCTCTCGTATAACTGAGTACTTCTCCCATCCAAACAACTCCTCGACAGCCTTTGCAAGATTCTTTGTGGAGACATGTGGAGCAATCATCTGCCCAACAGGACTACCAAATACCCCAGACATGTTCTGTACTAACTGTGCCTGTGCAGCAAAGTGGCTAGATCCTAATGGACGTAGCTTACCACTAGCTTTAATATCTTCTTTAGTGATTGAGAGGAAGTCTGCCATACCCAACTCATCATCCATGATACGGACTACATCAGCCCCTATGAGGTTCCTACGACCAACCTCTAGCATGATGTTGAGGATGGGTTCAATGAACTCCTTCTCAAACTTACCAATCTTATCTTGGAAGATCCTACCAGCAGCATTCTGTAACTGCTGTACCTCGAAGGCAGTCTTCTCACCGGGGGTACGAATACCCATAGCTTCCTTAGGTGAACCAGACATCTCATCCATGAGACTCATGATGTAAGCAATCTCATTGTTAACTTGGAATGCAGCCACGTTAGGTGACAGCAGACTTACTGAACCATCACCATCAGACACATGGATCTCTGCTCCGGGTTCCCAGATGAAGGACTCTACATCCCCTGTGATTACCACTGGAGGATGGATAGTTAAGTCCAGAGCATCTGCCTTAAGGTTCTCAAGGTGGTCAATACGGTACTGCATACCAACCAAGTTCTCTAATGGCCCCATAGCATACAGGTTGTCAGGACGTTCTCTCCAACCTACATGACCCCTAGCTCCATGACCTAACCATGAAGGGTTCTGTTTGTTACGCACTACATACTTACGGTCAACAATAGTAATCAGATGATTCTTGTAGTATGTCTGATTAGCATTGTCATAGATGTCACCCTCAAACTCTAGGATCTCTACATACCCCGAAGCATAATACTCGCGCATACTGCCAAAGCCATCAAGCAAATAGCCTTCTGCTTTATCCAGATCACTGTCTCTGTACGCCCCAATCGCCATGCGATTATCTTTAATCTTCTGCATAATAAGTGGATCATAGTCAAGGTCAGGTCTCTCTAATAGCTCTTGCTCCAACTCACCAATAGACTTAATGTACCGTACAATCTTAGGACTCTGTTGAAAGCTAGGGGCTGTAGGATTGAATACAATATCTAGTGGTGAGGTACGAACGAGCTTAGGCCCAACATACCCCTTAATGATCTCTCCAGTATCTACATCAGTGATCTCTTCATTAACAAAGACAACCTCTCCAAATACATTACCGTAGTCTATGTAGTCATAGAGCAGTCTAGCTATGACAAGTTCAAAGCCTGCACCTTTAATCTTATTCTTCATGTAGGCTTCTATGCCTTCACGCTTCTTCCTGATGTTATCATCAGCATTGTCACCTTCCCACTTCATCCAATCAGGATTAGAGAACAGAGCAGCCATATAGTTAGCGTGTAGATTGTCACGTATCTGGGCGAGCTTAGGAGTTGTAGTAGAATTTTTCCACGGTAGAGTACGATTAGAAGTAGTAGAAGTATCGGTAGCAAATAGATAATTCCTAAGTTCCAACCACTCAGATTCTTTGACATCCCTCTGTACCTTCCATTGGCTGTACTTGGATACTATATCAGCAGCCAGCACTTCTGGTTGCAGAAGGTTCTGTAACTCTTGTACCTTACTCATGTATAGGAGATCCCTGTCTGATTAAATATTGCATTAGCGGTAAGATACTCCACCAAACCTACTGTGACTAATCACATTACTCTTTGCTGTCTGCATATAACCCATTCTCTTTGGTGGAATTGATATTTCAATAGCTGATGTTAAAGCATCCTTGATGTCATCATGTGGTGGATGAGATGCAATAAGCTCTTCTTCAAGAGTCTGACAATGACCACCACGATAATGCCACATAGCAAGGTTGTCATAACGAGGCTCAAGCACAGCAGCAATACGCTCTTCTTTAGTTCCTTCATGGCGACTAGGACGATGCTCCTCTACTGACAGTGCAAGACCATACTGCTTGATCTGTTCACGTAGTTCCCGTACGATAGCCTGTTGAGCTACCGTTACTTCAGCCCTAATCTTCCTAAAGCCCCACTTAACATTAGACTGCATAATCTTCTCGAAGTACTCTTTGATCCTATCAGTCTTGAATCGTTCCACATCTACTACATAGATGTTACCTTCAAAGTCTAAGCCTACTACTACAATGGCTGTAAAGTCAGCCAGCTTCTTAAGGCTGAATGCAAAGTCAATAGCAGCAAACAAGTTCAGCTTCCTATCTTTGTAGTACCAAGCCCCTTCATTCTGTAATAGATGCTTACGATCATAGTACTGGAACTTACTGGCTGAGATCCCAGACCCTGTGGGGTCATTGGGGTTGTTGTAGTACTGTGCATAAAATTGTGTCTTATCCAAGTACTGTCCTCGCTTCTTAGCAAGGATAGCAACATCAAACCCAAACCATTTACCATCTGCTCTACGCATCTTAGGCCAAAGGAACTGACCCCTACCATCACCCTGATCTTCTACTACTCGTTCAAAGATCTCATAGATGTTATCACTGCCTAGTAACTCACCTTCATCATCATAGGTATCCTCCTGCATCTCCTGTAGATCGTTGTACAGATCCCTTGGGTGATACCTAGTACCTACTACCCACTCCATAGCTCCGGGGTTCTCAATGGAGGATAGGAGGCTATACTGTGTCCTAACCTTGTTACGACCATCCTCAGTGTAAGCATTCTCCTGTACGATCACATCATCCAGTACAGCTATGTCACAGTGTAAGCCTGTAATACTTGTAGTCAGTCCTGCTGTAAAGACTGTGGGATCTCGTACACCCTCTGTCTTTCTCTTGGGGTGATCTACTGATATCTCCCCTGCTGTCCACTTCTCTCTCTTGCCCTCCTGAGGGTTGATCATGTCAGGCCAGTACCTAGTGTATACTGCACTAGTTAAAACGTCCTGTATGGCCTTCAGTTGCTTCTCAGCGAGGTTTGCAGTAGAGCTGATGTATAGGATAGTAACCTCTGGATTCTTAGTGATCCACCATGCTACCCTGTACGCAATCATGTTACTCTTCTGATGTCCTCGTGGGAGTAGGGTAAGCTGATGTGTCTTAGCATCAGACCTATTCCACCACTCCACCAACTCACTATGGATATTACCAAGCAATCTCTGTGGAGCTACTAACTTAATGAATGTGATTAGGTCTGCTTCAGCAGCCTCCCTAATCTCATCCTTAGTGTACTTAGCCACTTAGATACCCCAGTACTCTCTACCCATGTCATCCAATCCACCAGTATACCCCATGTCAATAAGGTACTGTTTCTCCATATCTTGTACTGTACCCTCATACCCCAATGAACTGAGAGCACTCCTCTTAACATCATCAATAGAACCTGTGGGAGCTACTAGTACTCCAGTATCCATATCAATAGTGACAGCCTCTAGCACTGAACTATCTTTATCTAGGAGGGTACTAACTAGGTATCCATCTATATGACTAGACCCTAAGTATCTCTGTACTAGGAGTACTTCATAGTCTGTCAATGCCCTGTCGAAGATGATGAATCGGGCTATACTGCCGGTGAGGGTGTTGGCGACTGCATCACTCGCAAAGAGTGTCACAAACTGCATGTCTTCCGCGCCCAGATCGCCAACTATTTCCGACAATCCGTTAGCTTGTACTGAGCTTGTCGTGTCTTTGTTATACCTCACTGTCAGTAATCTTGGGTCAGTATTTGCCGCTCCCGGAATCAAAGATGCACCTGCGTTAATCTGGTAATTCCCAGTGGTATTAACCGCTTGATAAAGCGCCTTTGTGATGTCGTCCCTTGCATTAGAAATAAATTGTGCAACGCCAGTTAAAGCGTCTAATTTTGCAACCGTGAATTGAGTTAGTTCGCCAGTAATCAGCGCCGGTGCCACCGTAGTCTCAAGCCCTGCTGCACCGTAACTCTTAACCTCATCCTGCCCGCTGTTCTGGATTACTGCGCCACCGTGGAGTGTGTAGGTAGCACCATCAGATGACACAAAGGTATCACTATCCAGCCCAGTAGCTGATCGTCCTGCGAGGGCTGGGTTGAAGTCTACTGCGATGGCTGCGGTGGGTTTGACGGAGCTAAGGGAATCGTCCCATGTCAGGGTCGCTCCTACAGTTAGCGTGTTTACCACAAGCGCCACATAAGTTGTGGTGGCAGTGGCCGTGAATGGCAAGCTAAAAGCGGTGCCTGCGGCCTGAGCCACGGTAGCGTATGGAGCTGCAGCAACGGGACTATTTGATACGTTTAGCGCACCAACAGCCCCACCTATATTTGAGGAAGCAAGGTAAGCATTGAAGACATAAGACACGCCAACAACCGTTGTTATAGCCTTAATCGCTCTCGCGGTACTGCCATCTGCCCCATTCTCAAGGATAACGACCGTATCGCCATCTTGCACTAAAGGCGCACCGAAACCGGAGTCTGTCCAATCCCCAGCAGGAAGAATATCCTCCCCAAACTCCAACCCCTGCGGCAAGATACCGCTGATGATACCGGCACGGTGGATTTGGCCTGTGAGGGGTTCGGCTGCGCCTGCGGCATAAGCACCAACTTCTAAGGTTGCCGTGTTGTCAAAGATAGCGGTCTGCGTAATTGCAACTGCTGATCCAAGTTGTGTCGCTGCTGCAAATGCTGTTGAGACATCTGCCGTGGGTGCAGATGGAGAGGTGTAAAAGGTAATGTTTGTGCCGATATCTATGGCGGCGAATAACCAGTATCCCGCCCCATCTGCGTAGGGCGTTACAGCGGCTCCTTGGTAAACACTTGCAGAAGTCCCATCTAGGCTCAAATAACACTGAGGTGTTCCTGCCGTTGGCGAGTGGTCTATCATTAGCGTGAAACCACGTTGGTTGCCGGTTGGGAGGTGCTTGCTAATAATAGTTTGCCCAGAAGCTGGAGTATTATCCACCGGCTGCACATACCCATAAAGAATACAGTCACCCGTAACACTATTAGCAGGACTATCAGCCGCACTCGCATAACTACCCGACACACCATCGAGCAGCATCGCGCCTGAACTGTGTGACCGGAGGTTTGCCGCTGTGCCAAGGATGGTGTCGAGGTCGTAGGCGTCACGGTAGATGGCGTTGGTTGATGTCCATACTGCTCCACCTGATGTCAGCGTACTACTCGCATAGTCACTCTGCTCACGGGCATCCCAGCTTGCGGCTAGGCGGGTGTCGTCGTGGAGGGTGAATCTTTGGATGGTGCCGGTGAAGGGGGAGAGTCCTGATGCGTAAGCGCCAATATCTAAAGAAGTAGTAGAGGTAAATAACGCCCCTGAAGTTCCAGCTACAGTTGCACCTAATTGGACGAAGGCTCCTCCTGCTGGAGTTGTATAGAAAGTCCATACTCCTGTCGATGCTACTCGCTCAACTTTGATGTCGTAACTCTGACCGTCCGTGAGTGTTGGCGCTACCGTTGAGTTTGCACCTAATGTGTTTGTCCCGTCCGTGGAATACCACACATGCAAACTACCGGCAGGGGAGTTGTCAATGTCAACGATCCACGATTTAGTGCCTGCCCCTACCCACTTCCCCGCCAGCGCCTGAAATTCAGCAGGCGTAAAGTCACTCGCAGCCACACCATAGAATGTCCAAGTCTGCACAGCCCCAGTCAACGCCAAGGCACCACTGTCAGGTGTACTCACATAGGCATCTGTGCCATTGAAGTATGCTGCCTGATTACGGTTAGCCATGTTACGCCAGCGGGTTACTGCACCTGCTGAGGTGGTGATGCCAGATGAGTTGAGATCAACCAGTGCTGTACTGATGAGAGCTTGTGTCTCACTCACCTTAGCTAGAGCTTGGTAGTACTGACGCTCAACGTCTGTACCCCTAGAAGCACTACCAATTGCACTAGCCATTGCTGTATACTTATTAGTCATCTAGTGCATCCCTACTCGTTCAGCATCTTCATCCAGTTCAGCTTTGATGTTAGTACGAACACGTTCTTCCCTAGCTAGTTCATCTTTGGATGGGCGACCTCTGGTCTTCTCCCAACCTTTCTCTGCTAAGTACTTGGCTGCACTAACACCTTTACTGCCCTCTTCCAATGCAGCCCTTCTCATTGCTTTAAGGGCTTCACAACGTAACTTAATCTCCAACTCCTCTCTCCATCCTTGGAAGACTGGAGCAAGAGCATAGCTCTTATTCATAGCTTGCCAATGATCCCAACCACCCAGTACCTCAGTAGCAAAGCTATACTCAGTAGGATCTGCATAGTCTAAGAAGATGTTCTTCAAGGAAGGGTACACTACACCATCCTTCTCCAAGTCATACCCCTTCAGTGTAAAGGATGGTTCATGTACAGCATGACGTTCTTCCCAGAAGATCGCCAAGGTCAACCACTTACCTGTTCCATCTTTACAAGGGCCAATCATTTAAGTATGCTCCCAATCCATGTAAGTACTGAGCCAACTGCTACGGTCAAGATAGCCCAGAAGACTTTAGCTGCATGTTTGTTTAGTGTTGTATTCACTGCTACTTCTAAATTGTTCTTAGTAACAATATTATCCTCTAGGCTATGTATCTTGCTGGATATAAGATCCAGCTTAGTAGACACCTGTTGAAGTATCTTCTCATTAATGCCTGCCTTACTACTAGCAAGGGCAACAGCTATCTCTAGTTCTTTAGTAGTCTGTGATAGTCTACCAATCTCTTTTTGTTGGTATGCTTCAGGCACCTTTGAATTTCCCTAGTAACATCTTAATGGCTGTAACCCAGAATGGGTACTGCCACTTATGGAACTTATGTCCATAGGTGTCTTCCATGTATTGCTTAGTCACATACTTACGTGACCAGTTGTCAATGTACATACCAGCAAACTTCAGCACTGCATGACCACCACCGTTGGCTGTAGTCACGAAGTGGATCTTGGCAGAGCCAAACACCAGAGCCATCCAGAACGACCACAGTGATCCTGTGGCGATGTACAGGGCAGTACATGCAAAGTCATCGCAGTCTCCGTGCAGGTCGCTCACATCCAGTATACGCCATGAGTCAAACTTACCGTCCGACTGGTATGTGAAGCCTGTTGCTAGGTCGTCGAGTGTCATACGAAGTAGGTTATGGCCACAATAAAAGTATCTCCTGATGTAATGTCACCAACTTGTAAGTCTAGGGGTGCAGCGGCTGTTCGTGATCCTGATACTATAAAAGTAGAATCAGATCCATTAGTCCAAGCACCACAAGATAGATTCTGAATTGCTGCATTTAATACAACGCCATTAGTCGTTACATTGCCAGTCAAAAACTGTAAAGCGCCTTTAGGGTATGGTAGACCCCCGAATCTAAGAGTCCCTGTGCCGGGAGTATTAATAGTGACCGTTAGCAAAGCGGATACCGTAACTTGCCTGCCGATACGAACAAACTGCGCGGTTGTACTTGCAATAGTGTAATCCCCCGGAGTTGTCCCGCCTACTAAAGTAGGTATCCAAGCACCCTCTTCATAGTAATCTAAAGTGTTCACATCTGTGCTTGGAATCAGCCCAGTTAATTGGATGCCTGTGGGAGATCTAGTTGCTATTGTGCCCCCGCTAATACTTGTGGTTGTGGAAGAGTCATCCAGTACCGTACCCAGACCTGTTATGTACGCAGTCTCGATTACCGCATTGTTAACATCAGCCTCTATCTGGTATCCGATTAACCCATTTTCGATATAGCCCCCATGTACCCTGTTCTGGGTATTGGTATTAGCTGCTGGAGAATTCCACTGGTAACAGATACCGTTAGTTGTATCAACATTCTCTATAGCTACGTTGTAGATAGAGTTACCATTACCTTCAATATGAAAGCCCACAGCGCATTGACCAACTCGCCCTCCTATCCACGTATTAGCGTTAGCAGATCGGTATAAGGGGGTGGTTGATGACATAAAAAAGCCAGTATGGTCTGTGCTATCCACACCCTGAACTTGGCAAGTATCGAACCTGTTATAATATGGGCCTGTACCATTAGTCTCATCACCTACAAGAGTAATGCCCTTACCATTAGTAACTCCTGCCCGGATAAGCACATTGACTTTATTGAATACACTATAACTTGTTTGTAATAGTATTCCAGATGTAGATGTGCCAGCATTGAGATATATAGCTAATGAATCTATAGTTATTTCAGTATTGTAAGTGGTGCCATTTAGTAAATTAAATCCAATTGCATGAGCAGTGCCATAGTAATCAATGATGGCATTTCGTCCCAAAATAGTTGTGCCATATCCTGTGATATTAAGGGTGCTCTCTGTTCTAAATTTTGCTCTTGCTCCTGCATTCCCAAAATCTAAGACTCCATAGGCGGCAGCATCTAATGCCGCTTGTAGATAACTAGATACGTCTACAGTACTTGTTCCAGCAAGGATATCGGGATATAGTGAGGCTGGTATATAGTCCTTAACGGATATAGTCTGACGGAGCTTATCTTCAACCGTAGTAGGTATCGCCCCAGTACCGTCAGGAGTAAAAGTTATTTGCGAAGCATCTTCAGCCACTAATCCTGCTGGCGCTAGCAAAGTACCATTGAGTAAAAACTCTGTAGCATTTACCCTCTGCACATTTAAAAGATCATTGTTATTAAGATCAATGTCAGCAAGCATAGTATTAGGACTAGTCCCATCACGGGACAGGGTATTATCAAACCCTGTGGAGATTAAATCAAACAAAGCATTAAGGGCAGCTACAGACCCATAGCTTCCAGTAATGTCATTCAAAACTACCTTACTCATATGTAGCACCTACCCATTCAGCGAATGCCCTTAACTGTTCGGGAGTGGCATTGTTCTTCATTCGATTAGCTAGGTGTGACATAATCATTACATTCCCTTTGACATATCCCTCTGATGGGATGATCTTATCTATTGTGGGGCTACCTGCTTGGAGACCACCTGCATTGTCATCTCCACGGTAAATCAATTCTATGCCCAACACTGGGCAATGAGTGGGCCACTCTAAGTCTTTCTTTGTTAAGTTAAAAGGAACTCCTTGGCGCTTGGCTCTAGCCTTTGCTGTAGCAACCATTTGAGTCTGTTGTGCCTTGGGGCTACTCTTTTGATACTCAGCAAAGTACTCTCTACGTTCCTGCTGAAGCCTACGAGTATTTGCTGACGCACAGGTCTTGCACTCACCACGCAAACCATCCTTAGAGGCACCCCTACTACTAAAGGAAGACATGGGCAAGGTGTCCTTACACTTAGCACAAACCTTAATCCCCTCAAGGAGATGTACATTGGAATGTACTTGTGATGTAACCTTAGCCAAATTAACTTACTCCAATAGTAAAAGATTAAAACCCTACCCCACCTTAGTGGGGATCTTCAAGGAATGGTTATTGTTCTTAAGAACAAATATATAATACTTAATATTAAATGTAGTTGTTTAATATATAAGTATTTAATACTCTCCTCCCCCTTAAGGGGAGAGAGGATATTTAAATATCTAATATCTAATACCCCTATAAGGTAAATGTTGAAATGTGAACACTTTTGTAAACTAATTTATAAGTTGTTGTTTCTGTTATGTATTTATTTTGTAAGTATTTTGTATTTTCCGACGAACGGTAACC